ACCCATATTTGTCTTTACCACCAGATTGGCTAGCTAATTATTCTTTAGCTGTTGTTGATTCGTCTGGAAATTACAAATATTTATTAAATAAAGACGTTAACTATATTCGTGAAGCTTATCCAAACCAAAGTAATACAGGTTTTCCACAGCACTATTCGGTATTTGGGTCACAATATAGTAGAATTAACGATATGTCTTTGCTTGTAGGCCCAACGCCCGATCAAAGTTATACTGCGGAATTACACTATTTTTACTATCCACCAACTATCGTCCAAGGTCAAATTAATGGGCTTGGTCCAATTACTGGCGGATCGCTATATACCAATGGTGTATACCAAAACGTATCTTTAACCGGAGGATCTGGTGCAAATGCTACAGCGGATATTGTTATCGTTGGTGGAACCATTGTTTCATGCACCCTTACTTTTGGCGGCAATTTTTATGTTGTAGGCGATGTTCTTTCTTGTTCTTCGCTTGGTAATACTGGTGGTGGTTTTTCTATTCCAGTAGTTTCTGTATCCAATGCAACTGGCACTAGCTGGCTTGGTGACAATTACGATCCAGTATTGTTTTATGGCTCAATGCGTGAAGCCATGCTTTTTATGAAACAAGAGCAAGACTTAGTATCTTATTACGAAAACAAATACCAAGAAGCCCTTAAAGAGTTATCTCGTCTTAGCGATGGCATGGAGCGTGGCGATTTCTATAGAGATGGACAACTTAAAATTAACCTTAGCGGAATGGGTGCTTAATGTCTATTGTTCAAGGCGCTACCACCACATTTATGCAAAATTTGCTTAACGGTAATGAAAACTTTACTACCGGTACGTACTATATTGCCTTATATAATGCTAATGCTAATTTAGATCAAACATCTACTGTTTACACTACAGTCAATGAGGTTGTGGGCACAGGGTATACAGCTGGTGGACAAGCTTTAACTATTACAGTTACGCCGACCATAGATAATCAGTACAACACTGCATATATATCGTTTGCAAATGCTGTTTGGAACCCAGCTAACTTTACTGCTAGGGGTGCTTTGGTTTACAATTACACAACAAAAGCAGCATGTTTTGTGTTAAATTTTGGGTCTGATAAGACCTGTAATAGTAGTTTTACAGTGCAGTTCCCAGCAGCGACTAGTACGTCTGCTATTTTATCAATTAGCAGTTATACAAGTGCTAATATCATTAGTTCTGGAGATTAATATGACAACTGAATTTGTAGGATCTGGAGATTATGCTGTAGCTACGCTACAAGCTGGTGCCGCCAAAAACGAAAACGTAACTTCCGATGGTTATTACCATGTAGTTTGCCGTGATAAAGACGGTAATGTTAAATGGGAAGATGGTTTTGAAAACCAAGTAGTTCAAGTTGGCAAACAGCTAGCACTGAACACATTATTGTATACAGCATCAGGATATACCTTAGTTGGTCCATATCTTGGTTTAATTGCTACTTCTACTGGATATAGCCCAACAGACACTATGTCTTCTCATTCTGATTGGACTGAGTTTACTAACTATACAGTTGGCGGTTCTGCTGTTCGTGGCACTGCGGTATTTGCATCTGCTACAGGCAATAACGTAACTACTCCCGGCTCCAATATTGTTACTTCTTCAGCTACTGCAATTACTTACACCATTACTGGTGCTGGCGGTACAGTAACAGGTTGTTTCTTGGTAACAGGCTCAGGTGCTTCTTCTACCCTTAGCTCTACCACAGGTACATTATGGAGTGCTGGTGGATTTGCAGTATCTAAAACCACAACCGCAGGCGATACTGTAACAGTTACTTATAGCACGACCGCAACAAGTTAATTAGGAGCCTTATATGGCATTCTTAGTAAAAGACAGGGTTCTAGAAACTGCTAGTGCTCCGGGTACAGGTATAGTAACGCTTTTAGGGGCAGTAACAGGATATCAATCATTCTCCACTGCTTTTGTTACTAGTGGTACGACAACCTATTACTGCATTGCAGACCAATCAGGTAACAACTGGGAGGTCGGTCTTGGCACGTTTACAACCACTTCGGGCAATCAATTAGCTCGTACTACAGTTTACTCATCCTCTAATAGCGGCGCTTTAGTTAATTTTAACTCTGGCATACAAAACGTTTTTGTCACTTACCCATCTGAAAAAGCGGTTTATTTAGATACATTAAACACTGCCACTGTTCCTCAATTAGCAACAAACTCTACTACAAGCACAACGCCTGTATTATCGTTTAATGCATCTAACTCAAACTACGCAGCAGGGGCTACTGTTTCAGGTAGTTATTTACAAACTCTGTTGCAAAACAAATCAGGAACTGCAGGGGCTTCTACCAACTATGTTCTGAGTAATGACTTAGGAACAGACTCATCATATTACGGTGAGTTTGGTATGAACTCTTCTGTTTATTCAAGCGGAACTCCTAGCGATTTTTATAGCATTAATAATGGCGTTTATTTTTCAGGGCATGATGGCGATATTACTGTTGGCTCTGGTAATGGTTATAAACTGTATTTTGCTTGGGGGACTACAGGCCAATCTGCCCACGTTATCAATGCTTCAGGTGCTATTGGTCTATCTACAAACTTAGGTTCAACTCCAGCTACAAGTGGTACAAGCGGATTTGGTACTACTGGACAAGTATTAACTTCTGGTGGTAGTTCAGCAGCCCCTACATGGACAACTTTATCAAGCGTTACAGTAACTACTATTAGTGGTGGCACTACAGGATTAACACCTGCTACAGCTACAGGCGGCGCAGTTACTTTAGGCGGTACATTAAACGTAGCCAATGGTGGTACAGGAATAACTTCTTTTGGAACTGGTGTTGCTACTGCTTTAGGGCAAAACGTAACTGGTACGGGCGGCATTGCATTATTAAACGCACCAACCTTTACAGGCAATCCTATTTTTAATAGTACTGGCGCAATCACTCTTCCAGTAGGAACAACTGCTCAAGAACCTGCAAGTCCAACCTCTGGTATGTTGCGCTTTAACTCTAGCACAAGTCAGTTTGAGGGATACAACGGCTCTGCTTGGGCTTCTGTAGGTGGCGCTGCTATTAGCAATGACACTTCTACTTCTTCATTTGAGTACCCATTGTTTGCCAATGCAACATCAGGCACAGCATTAACTGTTTACACTTCAAACGCTAAGTACTTGTACAAACCATCAACTGGTGAACTGCAAGCATCTGAAATAAATGCGACTAACGGCCTACATCTAAACAGTGCTACAGTATCTGCAAGCTATTCAATTGCATCAGGTACAAACGCACTTTCAGTAGGGCCTATTTCTGTGGCAAGTGGACAAACCGTAACGATTCCTAGTGGCTCACGCTGGGTAGTTTTATAAAATAGACGAAATTAAAGGATAAACAAAATGAGTTCGATGATTTTAAGTGGCGATACAAGCGGTACAGTTACAGTTACAGTTCCAGCCGTTGCTGGTACTAATACAGCTACGCTACCAGCCGCTACTGGCACAGTAATGGTGTCAGGTAATATGCCAGCTTTTAGTTATTACCAAGCTGGAACTGGTGCAACACTAGCAAATACTACAAATACAAAAATTACTTTTGATACAAAAGAATATGATACGGCTAATGCTGTTTCATCAAGCCGTTTTACGCCAACTGTTGCTGGTTACTATATGGTAGGTGGATGTCTTACACTACCTTCTGTAACAACTGGATATTCTGTAACGGCAATTATTTTTAAAAATGGTTCTTTTTATAAAAATCTTGCTAGCGGGCAATCCGGCCCAGCAAACTATGGAACTTCAGAAGGAAGCGTTTTAGTTTATTTAAACGGTTCTACAGATTATATTGAGTTGTATGGCTATCAATATTCAGGTGGTGGTGCTGCTACTCTTGGTGTTGGTGTTGGAACTTGTTTTTTCTTTGGTTGTTTAGTAAGGGCAGCTTAATGTTATACGACAAAATCATGGCTCTTTATCATAGCCTTACACAACAGGATTTCTTGACTGTCATCACTTTGCAAAATGATTCAGACGGCAAAGGCGATTACATTGCTAAATGGGAACATCCTACACTAGCTAAACCAACAGATGAGGAATTAGCATAATGCTTGCTAAACGCTTCAATGAGGCTTTTGAGTATCGCAATGGCGAACTCTATTGGAAGATTATGACTAATTTATCCAAGAATCTAATTGGAAAAAAAGCTGGTTGCAAGTCATCAGGTGCTTATGGTGTTGTAAACCTTGATAAACAGTCCTATAGCATCCACAAGGTTATTTTCTGTATGCACCACGGATTTA